TGCTACCTTACGAACCGAATCTTCAAGCGCTAAAAGATCGCGTTCAAGCCGCAAAGATATAGTCGATAACTTTAATTGCGTATCAGACTGCAATTTTTTCGCAAGTTCGACTAGATTTAGTCTAATTTTTTCGCTATCGAGCTTAGCGGTTTCGATTAAATAACTGCGTTTTCGAGCATATGTTTCGCTAGATATATACAGGTCATCACTCATTTTATGTACCATTTAGATAAGAAGAAGCCGCATAATACCACAAATAAGTGATGCATAAACATGAATATTAGATTCTTTGATGCTAGGTAGCCATACAGCGTGATATAAAAAAACTACGATATCATTAAAAAAGTCACTAGGTTATCAAGTTGTTAGGTTGTTTTAATGTAATCGTAGTACGAATAACGGTCAAAAGCCAGAGGGTGCGACAAAAGACGTATCCAGGAAATATTTTCTCTTTTTGTCAGGTTGTCAGGCTCCACCAAGCAGGCCGCAAAAAGTGAAAAAGTCTACAACGAAAATTCCTCCAAGCCTCAAAAAAAGACCCCTACTACAACTTCTATTTTTATCTTATTAATATATTTATAGAATAGAATCAATGGTTTATTCTTTTAAAAAGGTATATATATCGTAGTTTTTTTATATCACGACCGGTGTGGTAGTTTTACACTATTCTTTGGAATCAACTAGATACCGAAAACTCGGCCTAATCGACTACCTACAACGACACAATCGCCGCTATTACATTAAAGCTACCTAGCACGCTCCGCAATCACGCCATTACATTAACTTGGTTATTCCGCCACCAAACAACCTGACAACCACACTCCCCAGCCCCCTCAGTAATATACCTGTGCCTTTATCCTTGCCACCTTCCACGCCTCCAAAATCCAGGTATATCCCAGTGTCACCCTTCAACTGATAGGCCGCCACATCGCGTCCTAGATGCCCTGAAATAGTGCATTTGTCTGATTTTCACATCGAACGCCTAGGTAGGTATCAGATTGTGAGGTTGTATTTCACAATATGATAATTGTGCTAGGTAGCAACCTGACTGTTTCATGCGCAGATATGGGGCTATTACATTGTTGAGTTGTGATGTTGTTAGGTAGCAATAAGCATCCTTTTCTACCTAGTAAGGGGGCCGGGAGGGGGCTTTTATGCGCGAGGCCGGGGCCGATCGTATGGTCTCACGCGAATTTTCTTATGGCTTTCAGATACTTGTAAACTTCACAACCTAACAATGAAACAACTAACCTATTGAATTAAAATGATAATTCCCACACTCGATATGTAAACCTAACAACACACTAACTCCACCGGCACACTTCCCGCTTACAAGCAAATTTCATTCCACGCCATTTGATAAATACGTCATAAAAATTTTAGGCTTCCTAAACCGACGTTGTAAAACACCCGACAGCAAAAGGCTTGACATTATCGGGTTGTTGGGTTATCTTGTGAGTATGAACCCTACCGACGATCCCACCGGGCTTTTGGAAGCCATGCTCAGTGAACAGGCCGCAGGCTTGCCAGAAGGGTACGTGAAGAAGTCCGCCGCGGAGATGACTTACGATCCCCGCTTGGCGTATGAGCTTGCCCTGGAGATGGATCAACCGCTAGAGATATTCTCTCGGTATGGCTTCGACGAGTCCGGCGCCCGTGACATGCTGAAGTTCAAACCGTTCGTCACGACGATCAAAAAGTACAAAGAAGAGATCCTGGAACATGGTATCAGCTTCAAGATGAAGGCTAAAATCCAGGCCGAGGACTTACTGACCCACAGCTACGCGATGGCGGTTGATCCGAACACGCCCCCGGCCGTCCGCGCTTCACTCATCACTTGGACTACTAAAGTGGCTGGTTTAGAACCGACTCCGAGTAAAGATAGTGGATCAGGTGCAGGTGCTTTTCAGTTAAATATTTCTTTTGCTGGTGCTGCTCCGACAGTTATTAGCGCACAACGAGTGATTGAGGGGGAATGATGAGACAGGATGGACCTTGGGGATTCAACGAGATTATGGTGATCGCAGCAGTACGATACTGCCTCGGTCGTCAGACATACATCGTGGGTTGTTGCGCGGATTGGCTAATCCGGCATTGGCTGGAATTTAATGAGGACACGCGACGTCTAGTGCAGCGGGAGATCGAAGAGGAGTTTCAGCGGGATAATTCGTCACGGACTAATGGCGCGGGGAAGTACACCCATCCTCTCGGAAGTGATATGGATCGAGCGCAATGGAGCCAAGTTCGTGCATTATGGATATGATCCGCCGAATCTTGTGCAGGTTAGGGTTCCATATAGGCTACTGCATCGATGGCGCATTTCGATGCATCCACTGCCGATATATGGACCGCTACAGTAAGAGAAGGGAATTATAAATGAGCGGGATCGTCGATTATAAAGCCCCGAAGATTGTATCGCAGTTCATGCAGTCAAACTCGCGGGTACGTGTTATATGCGGCCCGTTCGGATCCGGAAAGACTACTGGCGGTCTGATTGATGTGGTCCGCCGCGCCGCCGAACAAAAACCGGGAAAAGATGGACTCCGCCGTAGTCGATGGGCCGTAGTCAGGAATACCGCACCTATGCTTGTTGACACGACAATAAAGTCATGGAATACGTGGTTTAAGGAAGGCGAATGCGGATGGTATAAGCAGACCGGGAAGACGTTCTTCTTGGAGTTTGGCGATGTTAAAGCCGAGGTTATTTTCCGCGCGTTGGATGATGAGGCCGATATCCGGAATTTACTATCACTCGAACTGACCGGCGCCTGCATTGATGAGTGCCGGGAAATTCCCCGTGCCATCGTAGAAGGTCTTGATGGACGTATAGGCCGATATCCAGCGATGAAGGACGGCGGCCCTACTTGGTCCGGTATGTGGGGGATGACGAATCCGCCCGAAGTCGGAAGCTATTGGCACGCGATGATGGAGGGGCTTGACCCGGATGACGGTTCTGTCCGCTCCAACAGTTGGTCCGTATTCAAACAACCGGGTGGCCTAACAGTCACACAACTCCAAAACGGGAAAAAACTATATCAGACAAATCCACAAGCCGACAACATCGACATGCTACCGCCAGGTTATTATGAAAATCTTGCGAAGGATAAGAGCGATGAGTACATCAAAGTCTACGCGCTCGGTCAATATGGAACATCACGCGCCGGCAAGCCGGTCCATCCCTTATTCAACGAAGCGACTCACGTGGCAAGTGATATCCTGATACCGAACCGCCACCAGCTCCTCGTGATCGCCGCCGACTTCGGTCGCACCCCCGCGATAGTACTGATGCAGCAAGATGTACATGGCAGAGTGTGCATTTTCGATGAGATTGTCACTGAAGGCATGGGAATTCAGCGGTGTATCAAGGAAAAATTGAAGCCGCTGCTCCGGAACAAATATGAGGGATTCAACAACTTCGTAACTGGTGACCCGAGCGGGAACAATGGCGTTCAGACCGATGAGAAGACCTGCGTTTCGATCTTCAAGGATGAAGGGTTCAAGCGCGTGAAACTCGCATACTCGAACAACCCGATATACCGGCAGGGGGGGCGCGACTCGTTCCTCAGCCGCACCACCGAAATGGGGCCAGCGTTCCTGATATCACCGAACTGCAAGCAGTTGATACGCGGGCTTAATGGCGGGTATCATTTCAAGATAGCGAAGAATGGCGTTACAGCTGAGACGCCGGAAAAGAATATGTCATCTCACATTGTGGAATCACTGCATTACGGCTGTCAGTATTTCGAGAAGGGCGTCGATGATGTCGGCGCGAAAGAGAACCGAGAAAAAGCCCTAGCAGCTACGCGGATGCACGCTGGCTGCTACACGAGGAGAAGCTAATGGCGACAGAGATCCAAGAAGAGATCGGTGAAGAAACTCCGTTCATTCCGGTCATAGACAAAGAAAAAATGAAACGACTAGGCGTAACGCTGTTCAGCCGGTTCAGTCAGTATCAGCGGGATCGCATGGAGCTGGAACTCCAGTGGCTTAAGAACATCCGTCAGTTCCGCGGGATATATGATCCGGAGATCGAACGACGTATCGGTGACGATCAGTCCCGCGCATATCCGAAGGTTACCCGTACGAAGGTGATCGGCACCGTGGCCCGACTGATGGAGATGCTATTCCCACAGACTGAGAAGAACTGGGGAATCGCCCCAAGTCCGCTACCGGATCTAAGCACAGGTGATCTTCAGTCCGTATTAGACCACCTGGCAGAGGAACACCCAGACCAACCGATAAATGATGAGCAGATCGAGAAAGCCGTGATGTCATTCGCGAAAGCGAAGGCCGACCGGATGGAGAAGAAGATCGAAGACCAATTGAGCGAAGTGGAGTATATCCAGCTCGCACGTCGGATAATCTTCTCGGGCGTATTGTACTGCACCGGTGTCCTCAAGGGCCCTATGGTGAAACGTGTTAAGGGACGTACCTGGTCGCAAGATCCATACAGCGGTAAGCTGGTGGCGAAGGAAATCGAGAAGCTGCAACCGGTGTGGGAACAGGTGCCGGTGTGGAACTATTATCCCGATCTGTCAGCAAAAGAGTTTGACCAGATGGACGGCCAGTTCGAACGTCATATATCCAGTCGGAGTCAGTTCCGTGACTTGGCGAAACGCCCAGACTTCATGGCAGATGTCGTGAAGAAAATCCTACGGGAAAAAGAAGGCGGGAATTATAAGGAGCAACACTGGGAGACAATGCTGCGGATCAAGGGTGATCGGAAGAACGTAGTCGTGTCGCACG